ACGAGGGGCGATGGCTCTACGTCGCGGAGATCGACGACGCTGGAGTCGGCTATGATCCGACGATGCAGCGGCCGAAAGCCGCGGCCGACAACCCGCCGATGTATGCGATCTTCAGCGATAACCCGCGGTGGGCCTCCAACATGGCGGTCCGCGCGAAGATGCAGCGGATGCTAACCGACTGGTTCCCGTTTGCGTGGTCCGGTTTCCAGTTTGCGCAGGCAATGCTCGATCAGTATGGCTCGCAGAAGCGCTGGCAACGCGATCCGCCGCTGCCGGACGATGACGACGAGGCGAGGCCGGTTCGACGCGCCGCCAACCACCACGGACACAACGGGCACGGAGGCGGCGAATCTCAGATCTCAAATTTGAAATCCAAAGCGGAGGCCGGAGACGTGATCATCAAACCGAAGCCGCGCTCCAATCGCAAACCTCAACCAAAATCCAAAACGTCGGCCGGCGGTACCTCCTCGCCGAAAACGGCGAGCAGAGCAGCTCGCACGAGGAAGACGGCGAAGTTCGCGGGCGTCGACGCGAAGTCCTCGACGGCCCTGGTCCCCGCGTCCCCGCGTCCCCGCGTCCCCGCGTCTGCTTCTCCGCCGGCCGCCACGCCGGATCTGCCGATGTCGGCTGCCGAGAAGCGAGATCTGCGGATCGTGGAAAAGCAGATCCGCCGCAATCTCAAGACTGGCCGCAAGCTGGGCCTGGAAACCGGACGACTTTTGCGGAAGGTCCGCGATCGACGCTGGTACCGGGAGAAGTACGCCACCTTTGAAATCTACTGCCGCGAGGAATTCGGATTTGGCCGGCAGGAGGCCAGCGACAAAATCGAGGCCGTGCGCGTGGCGGCGATCGTGTCGCCAATCAGCGACAAGGCGAAGATCGCCCTCGTCGAAGACCATCTGAAGGCATTGGCGCCGCTGAAAGACGCCGCGGACGTGAGGGCGATCTATGAGCGGGTCGTGAAAAGGACTCAGAAGGACCACACGCCGATCACCGGCAAGCTCCTGCGGGAGGAGCGCCGGCGGTACGAGACGCCGGCGGAGGATCTGGAGAGGCGGGGACGCGGGAAGGAAGAGACGCGGGGATGCGGGGACGCGGGGACGCGGGGAGAGGCGATGCCTCCACGGAGCAAGGGAATGTTCACCCGGGGCGTGCAGGACGCGGAGGCCCTGGATGTGCCAACATCCAAGCCCTGGCGCGATTCCTGGGAGGCCGCGAGAGACCAATTGCTGACGCACGTCAGGACCGTGTTGGACAGATGGCGTTTCGCGCCGTGCCGGCAGGAAGTTCTCGACGGGCTGCGGATCATCTTTCCGGAGCTGCGTTAGCGTCGATCAGCGGGGAAACAAAAATGGCAGCTCGGTATCACCGGCTCTGGGTGCATCGCAGGGGAGACTCCAGGATGACACTGCTGAAGGAATGGCCGGCCCATTGCCGGGATGCGCATGCCGCGGCCAGGGAAATGCTGAACTCGGTTCGCGGACAAATCGACGATGCCGAACTGCATTGTTCTGCCACGGACCTCCCCTGTCTCCGCGAGAACGATTCCGATAACGTCGAGTGCCTTCCGGCGGAGGCCTTGGCGTGGTGGCTGATCGCTGATCGCTGAAAGCCCGGGCCAGGGCTCGGCCGGGCACGCCGGAAACGGCGATAGCCGCGGCTATAACCGCAAACGGCGTGGGGGGATAGATAAAAAAGTCCCGACGGGACTTTTTCGCCCGAGGCCTCAATCCTCGTCGCCTAGCGCCCGCTGGAGACGGCGGAACATCTCCCGCCAAACGCAACGGACGGGCTCGTTGCCGAGCGCGGGATCGTCGTTCCAACAGAGATTCCAGAGGGCCGACTCGACGAGTCTGCGGGCCTCGGTCAAGCGCCTCCCCGCGGCCCGGGCGGCCTGCTGGCGGTGGACCATGCCGGCGTATTTCGCGGTGCTCATGCGGTACCTCCCGCTTCGATTCTAGCCGGCCCTGGCCGTTGGGACAACGCCCAGCCTCGCCAGCCGCTCTTCCACCAGGCGGATCACGGCCAGCAGGTCATCGCGCGACTTGAGTCGGGCCACCTCGCGCCGGAGGATCGCCAGGCGGCTGTTGGCAGCCAGGGCCAACGACCGCCGCGGCACCAATCGCCGCACCTCGTCGCGAACCTGCTGCGCGCTGAGATGTTCGTCGCACATCCGCTGCCAGAGCACGCGGGTCGCCGCCGCTTTGTTGCAGCGCAGCTCGTAGACCTCCGTGGCCGCGTTGCGGCCAAACAGCGGCAACAACTCGCGGATCGCCGCGTAACGCAGCCGCCAGGCGGCCTGCCAGCCCAGCTCGCGAGCGACAAAGTACGACGCGAGAAAGCGGTCCACGCGGCCGGCCAGACCCACCTGCTGCTGAGCGACCAGGGCCATGCGGACCGCGCGCAGGGCCTCCGAGCGGCCGAGCTGCGCGTCGGCCGGCCGATCGGGCTGATGCGCGAGCCATTCGGAGACAAAACGGCCCAGGGCCAGCGGGCGATTTTCGTGTATGCGAAATTGCTCCAGCACGATGGCCAGCGTGGGCGGCTCGGGTAGCCGTCGGGGGTGGGCTTCGACCCAGGTTTTCTCCGGCGGCGACGAGACCTTGTCGATAGTCGCCCCGGCCGGGCCGATAGCGGCGACCGCGGCCGGAGCGGGGCCCGGGAGGTCGCCCGTCGGGCGAGTTGACGGAGAAGTGCCGAGGGCGCCGAGAGAATCGTTTGCAGCGACGCGCGACATGGGCAGGCCTCCGTGCGGGAAAAAAGTACGGGCCGGGGAGAAGCGACCCGGCCCGTCTATGGCTATCGGCGGCGAAGATCTCGCGGCTTCGCCGCCGGCAGTCCCTGAAGGCATTGTTTTTATCGACCCGCGCACGGCCTGCGCTTGGGACCGATTCTGCCGCCCATGCCGGAATTGCCCGTTTCCGGCCTGGCAACCCCCCTGCGAAATGTTGTCGTTTTGCCTCATCGCCGATTTGCGTGAGGCCTTTTTGCGACGTAGAGTTTTCCCGGCGGGAAAGCCTTGCGGGTTGCACTGCCTGGCCAACCCCGCCTTCTGCCGGCTCGGCCGGAACTCCGCGGCGCAAGCCGACGCGACCCGGCCGGGCTGGCCTCATTTGAAAGTGACGCGGGGACGCGGAGACGGGGAGACGCGGAGAGATGGGCCATAAAACCGACATGAAACGCTACCGGCCGAAGACCCCCAAGGCCCAAGGCCCAAGACCCAAGGCCAGCGCCCGCAAACGGGCACGGCCGTTCTTTCCCGCCGCGCCCGAGCTGAAGGTCGGGCCCCTGGGCATCTTTCCCGCCACCCACCAAAGCTACCTCGCCGTCGAGGTCCTGGGCACGGGCAACAGCCACTAAGGACCTCCCATGCGACAAGCCTCCGCCCGCAAATTGTTGGGAAAACTCGCCACGATCGACGCTGCGTGCAAGAAGCTCTACGGCCAGCGCGATGAGGTCGAGACCAAGCTGATCGAGGCCATCCGCGCCGCCAAGCACGGCCGCCTGCCGCTGGGCGAAGGCCGGTCGGCCATCGTCAAAGACAACTTCGTCGACCCGAGGACCGGCCAGCCGCGCAACACGGCCTTCAAGACCACCGCGATCAAGCGTTTCGAGGTCGTGACCGAGTTCGACGCCGGCGGCGGCGCGTAATCCAAAATCGGCAATCCAAAATCCAAAATCGCGCCATGGTCCTCGCAATCCACAACGGCCGCCTCGGCGTGCTCTCGTTTCCCGGAAAGGGATGCCACGGCAACGCCAGCGGGGCCAATTTTCAACGCTGGAAGAGCCGCTTCGCACGATCCAGCGGCTACGTCCCGGAGCGCGACGGCCGGATTGCCCCGCCGCTGAAACCCGAAACCAAGCCCGCGCCGTGCGAGGACGTGGTCCAGCCGGATCCGGCCGCAGCCGGCGCGGCTTGCCAAACGCGAGAAACTGACGCGGAGACACGGAGACGCGGAGACGCGGGGAACGCGCTTCTGTCTCCGCGTCTCCCCGTCTCCGCGTCCCCGCGTCTTTGAAAGATTCCCATGCACAGATGCAGCGTGACAACCCTAGTGACGATCCGCAACCATGAGCGCGACATGAAGCCCATCTACGTCCGGGCCGCGGGCCGCAACGCCGGACCATGTCGCCCCTGGATGCCGTGGGATCACAAGCTTGCGTCGGGCGATGCGGTGCTCTACGCGGCCGATCCGACGCCCGAAGACCTGCTGATCGAGGCAGTAACGGGGTCGAGCATCATTCACGCCGGGCTGCTGGCCTGGAATAGCGACGAGGACCGCTGGGAGATCGTCGACACGCGGCAGTGGCACGGAGCGCGTCGTACCCCGCTTTACGATGCGGTCTGCAAGAACCCGGGCCACTGGCTGCTGTTCCACGCCGACTGCAACCGCTGGCCGGAGTTCAACCGGCGGCTGTGCGTCGAGATGGCCGACCGCTTTGTCAGTCGACGCTATGGCTGGGTGAGCCTGATCCGCGACGGCCTGCACGATCTGCCATTGATCGGCAGCCTGGTTCCGGCGGGCCAGCTCGACGACGATCCGGACAGGGGGCGCTTGCCCTTTTGTTCCGAACTCGTGCTTTATTGCACGCTGTTCGGCGGCGGCGTGGACGCCATTCCGAACTTGCCGATCCAGTTCTGCGAGCCGAAGCACATTGCCCAATCGCCGTTCTGGCAGTACAGCGGCACGTTCTGGCCGGACGCGGACGAGGGAAATTGACGCGGAGACGGGGAGACGCGGAGACGCGGAGAGAGCATGGAATCGGCCTGGCATCCGTTGTGGCAAAGCCTCTCGGGGCTGCTCTTTGGTAGCGGCCATTTGAAGGCCGTGCTGGGAGCGGCCGGGGCGATGCTCGTGCTCGTTTCCGGCGACGAACATTTCCGCCGGCGGGTGATCGGCTTGGGGTTGATGATCGGATCGCACTGGTGTCCGTAATGAAAAACGAAAACAGACGCGGAGACACGGAGACGCGGAGACGCGGAGAACGCGCCTCTGACCCCGCGTCCCCGCGTCCCCGCGTCCCCGCGTCTCTTCTGAGCGTGGTCTTCGTGGTTGCCTGCCTTGCCCTGCCGGCGATCGCCGCGGACCGGCCGCCGATCGAGCTGCCGGTCGAGCTGAGGCACGAGAATTACGCCCGGGGCGGCTCCTGCGCCTACGCCGCGGCCGAAGACCTGCTCTCGTTGCAGGGCCGCGACGATCTGGCCCGCTACGTCCGCGCTCACTACGCCGGCGGCGTGGCTCTATGGCCTGGCAATCATGTCTCCCTCCTCGACCTGGCTGAATCGCTGGGTCTGTCCTACGACTTCACCACCGGCGATGGGAAGACGGCCGACGCCCACTGGCTCCAGTGTGCCAGTGATCAGGGCCTCGGCGCGGTCGTGCATTGGTGGGGCCGCGATCGCTTTGGCCGGCTGATGTACGGCATTCATGCGGTGACTTTCCTGGGCTTCGACGGCGATGGTTTCGCCTGGATTCTGGACAACAACGCCCCGGCGGCCTATCGCCGGATCGTGCGGCAAGAGTTTCTGACGATCTGGTGTCGCTCGGGCGGCGATGCCTTCACGTTCGTGCTACCACCCAAGGAGTAATTTCCATGCGATCTCTGATCTATTTGCTGGGCGTGGCCCTCTGTCTGACGGCCTTCGCCACTCCCGCCAGCGCCGGGCTGCGGGATCGACGCCAGAACGACAACAGCCAGGCCGCCGGCGGCCAGTGCGACGGCGCGAACTGCGCCCGCGGCGAGTGCAAGCTGCGCAAGAAGATCGATGTCGACGTCAACGTGACGCCGGCGGCGGTGGCCGTTCAGCCCAGCCCGGTCCAGGTAGCCATGACGCCGCCGCCGGCATCGAAGTCGGCCAACAAGGCCGAAGAGGCCGGCTGGCTGGGCCTGATCTTCCTGGTGACCGTGCTGAGCGTCGGAGCCTACCTCTTCCACCAGCGCGTCGCCGCCAACACACAGGGCTGAGCGGGTAGGGGTGAGCAGGCATCCCCGATCGGCGAGAGCGAGCGATTCCCGACAAAACACCTGAACTCTCAGTGAAAGAACGAACATGGAAAGCCTTTTGAATTCCGTTCCCCTTCCCGCCCTGGCCCTGTTGACGATCGGCGCGGGCCTGCTGGTGGCCGTCGTTTTCCGCAAGGAAGAAGACAGGCTCATCGCCGAGCGCAAGCACTGCTCGAACCTGGGTAAGCTCTTCGGCCAGTACGGCCACACGATCGCCGCCGGCGTGCTGCAGGACCTGGCCATCGGCGACCTGCCCGACGCCCTGAAGACAATCCAGAGCACCCTCAAGACGCTCTCCAGCCCGACGGCCGGACCGGCCGCCATGCAGGCCGACATGCTTTCGCAGCTCAATTGCCAGTTGACCATGCCCAGCGCGGCCCCGGCGATCCTCAAGGCCGTGGCGGGCTTCGCAGCCAATCCGGCGAATGCGGCCGTGGTGAAAGCGGCCGGCCTGGCGATCGTCGCCGCGGTCTGAGAAGAGCTGTCAGCGATCAGCCATCAGCGATCAGCCACAAGCTGAAATCTGACCGCTGAAAGCTGACCGCTGCAAAACACCGGGCTCGCCGGCGGCTCCGGGGCTGGAGACGTCCCAGCCCGTCCGCCCCGCCGGCCGGCTCGTGAGGGGAAAGAAGATGGTGGAAAACGAAATCCGCCATCTTCTTTTCCAACATCTTTTTTTCGAGGCAATCATGGACGGCACACCGAGCGAACACGTTACGGACCGGATCTTCGACGCGATCCATGCGCTGAGGATCGAGCTCGGCACGAAGATCGACAGCATCAGCACCAAGATCACCGCCCAGGCCACGCAGTGCAAGCTCTGCGCGCCGGTCGTGCTGGGAAACGGGAAGAAACCCATCGGCGAGCGGATGGCCCTGGCCGAAGCCTTCATCTCCCGGGTCCGCTGGGTTCTGACGGCGATCGTCGCACCGCTGGTGGTCTACGCCTGTTATGCACTTTTCGAGCGATACCTGAAATGCCCGTGAAGCGACATCCCAATCTGGGCGCCGTGATGGCCGACATTCTCCGGCTGCCGCCCGACGTCGACCGGGGAGCGATGTTCGCGGCCCAGGTTGGCGCGCGGCGCAACTGGCGGTTTCTCCCCGCCGCGAAGATCTGGCTGAACGGCAAACAGTGCGCCTACTGCGAGGCAAAAGCCGAAGCCGAACTCGAAACCATGCTCCAGGACCTCGCCGCCGTCGCGTGAGCGCCTTCTAACTCCTAACTTCTAACTCCTAACTCCTTGCCGCCATGCCCCTGATCAACAATACCGGACTGCCCGCCAGCCCCACCGCCACCAACTGCACGGCCGCCGCCAAAACGGCCTTTTCCGTGGGCCAATGGGCGTACTCGGTGATGTTCAACGCCCTCTGGAAGAATCCGCACGGCCTGACCGTCCCACAGGCCTTCGCCGCGATCGGCACGGCGTACACGGCAATGGCGGCCGACATGGGGCCCCTGGGGCAGTTCCTGCTGGCCGAGGGTTTTACGCTGCCGACCATGCCCACGGGATGGACCGTCGCCGTCAATCCCGACGGCTCGGCGACACCCACGCAAAGCTAGCTTTCAGCGATCAGCGATCAGCAGTCAGCGAAGCCAAAGGCCGACCGCTGAAAGCTGATCGCTGACCGCTTTCACCACGAGCGAAAACGTAACATGAGCACCTGGTACGCCCAAGAGAGCGGCGGAGCCTTCCAAGACAGCACGGAATGGAACTCGGCGCAGGACGGCAGCGGCAGCTACGGCACGCCGGCCGACAGCGACACCTGCGACCTGAACGGCAAGATGGTGCAGATGACTGCCGACCCGGGCGAGGTCATCATCTTCGTCGATAGCAGCGACGGAAGCGGATTGCTGGAATTCGTGGGGACCTGGGAAGAGTCCAGCAATCTGGGCTTGGCCTGCAACGTCAAAATCCCTTCCGGATCGACGATTAGCTTCGGTTGTAATCTGGGCATGCAGATCGCGCTAACTTTTGAGGTCGCAGGCTCCTGCGATATGAGTGCTAGCACATTCTACTTCTCAGAAATCGCGGTCAGCTTCGTGGTGGACGCCGGCGCAACGCTCATTCTTCAAAGCGGCGGGACCTACCCCAATTGGTACGATTTGTCCGTCGCCAGCACGATCAGCGTTGCCGGCACGCTTCATGCGTCATGCACCATCGCCAGTGTTTATCTCTTCGCCAGCGTGACGGGAAGCGGGCAGATCGTATATTACGATGCGATCGGAGATGTGATTTATACGCAGACCGCCAGCAGTGGCACAATCCCCGCGGCCTCGGACGTTCGCTACGGCGTCGGAGTCGGCAGCACGACCGGCACCTGCCACGTGCCGACGGCGGCTCAGACGCTGTACGGAGTGAATGTGGACGTTTCGGGAACCGGAACGGTGACACTGCCCAACACGGACGGACATACCGCCAACGCGGCCCTGGTGCTGAACACGGCGCATTTCGGCGCGGGAAACGCCACGGCCGGAACCTACTCCGGCAGCAGTGGCACGATCCCCGCAGCGTCCGACGTGCGCCACGGCGTTGCCGTGGGCAGCACAACGGGGACCTGCTACGTGCCGAGCGCGGCCAACACGCGGTATGGAATCAGCGTGGATGCAACGCAGGGCACGTGCCACGTGCCGACCGCCGCACAGACCTATTACGGCGTAAGCGTCGATGTCTCCTATACCGGTACGCTGACCCTGCCGGGCGCCGGCAATGTGCTGGCCGCCAATGGCTCCTACGGAGAGGGTGGCAACGGCCTCACGCCGACGCTGACCATGCCCGGCGTCGGCTACGTTTCGACCGCCGCGGGCAACTGGGGAGTCGGCGGCAACGGCTCGACCGGGACGCGGACCGATTGCCCGGCGGCCGACGCGCTGGAGGGCACGAGCTACGGCGCCGGCGGCACGTCGATCAGCGGCACACTCACGCTGCCAAGCCAGGGAAACGTGCTCAGCGCCACGGGCGCATACGGGCCTGGCGGCACGGGCTACACGCCCTCATTGACCCTGCCCGGCGTCGGCTACGTTTCGACCGCCGCGGGCAACTGGGGCGTCAACGGCAGCGGCTCGACCGGCACGCTCAATATGTCGCTCTACGTACTAATCTCCGCGCTGCCGGCCGTCGGCAACGTGGCCTCCGGCGTCAACCGCGGCGACGGCAACACCGGCACGCGGACCGATTGCCCGGCTGCCGACGCCTTGACCGGCACGAGCTACGGCGCCGGCGGCACGTCGATCAGTGGCACCCTCGCCGCCGGCGTCTATCCCGCGGCCGCCTACGTACACGCGGACGCGGGCAGCTACGGGCCGACCGGCCACAATTACACGCCGGCGCTCACGGCGCTGGCCGATTGGACCGCGATCACCTCGGTGGTGAGTCCCGAGTATGTGCTCATCGGCATTCCCTGCTACACCGGCGGCCCGAACGGCACGGCCGGCATCCAGAACAGCCTGACGCAGAGCCAGGTCACCTCGCTGCTGGCCAGCTACGGCATAGTTACGCCGCCAGCGGTGGCGCTGACGCCAGTCGCACCGAACGGCGATCTGTCGCTCGTGCAGGGCGTGGACTATTGCAGCACGCTGGGCAACCTGCTGGTGTTCGACGCATCCGACTGGCCTAACCTGACCGGCGCCATCGTCACGCTGACGCTGCATCCGCTCAGCGGCGGCTCCGACATGGGCCCGATCACGGGCGTCATAGAGAACGCCGGCGCAAGCAACCAATCCGTGCAATTCACTCTGACGCACACGGAGACTGCGGGCCTGTCCGCCGGCGTGCAGAGCGACGGCAGGTATACGCACACCTACACCCTCGAACCGACCTGGTCGACAGGCCTCGTCTGGGCGCCGGCCCGCGGCAATGCGAGCGTCTACGCAGCCTGAGCGCTCTTGCCAGAGCGGAGGGCATACCCCCCTATTGCGGGTCCTTCCCGACGCCGGGCTCCCTGGCGGTTGGCGAGAGACGGGCCAGCAAACAGAGACTTTCTTTCGCGCCGAATGGACAGATGGCACCCAAAGCCGAGACCGCACAGAGCCGCGAGGGCTACGCGCGCCACAAGGCACGCACCCGTGAGGCCCAGGCCCGGCAGAGCAGGGCCGGCCGGGACATCGGTGGCCTTCCGCCCGTCGCTGATCCGGGGCGGAAGGAGCGCTGCCGGCGGAATCTGCGGCTGTTCCTGGAGACCTATCTCGCGCACCATTTTCGGCTGGCGTGGAGTGAGGACCATCTCACGGCCATCGCCAGGGCGGAGGCCGCGGTCCTCGAGGGCGGACTGTTTGCGTACGCGATGGCCCGCGGCTCCGGGAAGACGACGCTGGTCGAAGGCGTCGTGCTATGGTGCATCATCTACGGTCACCGGCCGTTCGTCCCGCTGATCGGCGCGGACGAAGCGCACGCGATCGGCATGCTCGACAACATCAAGATCGAGCTGGAGACCAACGAGCTACTGGCCGCCGACTTCCCCGAGGTCTGCATTCCGATCCGGGAGTTGGAAGGCAGGGCGAACCGGGCCAAGGGTCAGCTCTGCAACGGCGAGCGAACGCACATCGTCTGGCGAGAGAAGGAGATCGCGCTGCCGACGATTCCCGGCAGCGCGGCTAGTGGCTGCCGGGTGAAGACCAGGGGCATCACGGGCCGCATCCGCGGTATGGTGGCCACGCTTCCGGACGGCCGCCGCCTACGGCCGTCACTGGTGGTCATCGACGATCCGCAGACGCACGCCAGCGCCTCCAGCGTCACGCAGTGCAAGAAGCGGCTGCGCGTGCTGACCGGCGACATCCTCGGTCTCCCCGGGCCGGACGAGGCCCTGGCGGCGCTAATGCCTTGCACGGTGATCCAGCCGGGCGACGTGGCCGATCAGATCCTCGACGCCGGCAAGTATCCGCAGTGGCACGGTCTGCGGACCAAGCTGGTCCGTGCGTGGCCCAAGAACGAAGCGCTCTGGGAGGAATACGCCCGCGTTCGGCAGGAGAGCATGCGCCTTGGTCACGACGGCCGCGAGGCAACCGAGTTCTACGCCGCCCATCGCGCCTTGATGGACGAAGGCGCCGAGGTCGGCTGGGCTGAGCGGAAGGCCGACGGCGATCTGAGCGCCCTGCAGCACGCTTACAATCTGCTCTTGGACCTTGGCCGCGAAGCGTTCGACGCCGAATATCAGAACGACCCCAAGGCGGAAGACTCCGACGTCGTCGAGCTGACCTACGATCAGATCTGCGCCAAGGCGAACCACCTGGCCCGCGGCCTCGTTCCCAATATGGCCACCGACCTGACGGCTTTCATCGACGTCCATTCGAAGCTGCTCTACTGGATGGTCGGCGCTTTCGATCGCGGCTTCACAGGGCACGTCGTCGATTACCGCGCGTTTCCGGATCAGCGGCGGCAGTATTTCCGCATGACCGAAGCGAAGACCACGCTGGCCACCGAATACCCGGGCGCGCGGCTGGAGGGCCAGGTCCACGCCGGACTGGACGACCTGGTCAACCACCTGATGGCCACCGAGTGGCCGCGGGAAGACGGCGGCGTGATGCGGATCGGCCGGATCTTCATTGACTCCGGCTGGGGACAGACTTCTGACACAGTGAAGGACTTCTGTCGCCGGTCGCGCCACGCGGCGATCGTGCTGCCCTCGGCGGGCAAGGGCCTCGGCGCGGCCCAGACGCCGATGGCCGAATGGCCCCGGCACGAGGGCGAGACGACGGGATTTCATTGGGTGTTGCGGCGGGCGCGCAAGCCGGCCAAGGGCAAGAAGGCCGGCAGCGGCCGACTGGCCTTGCTCGATGTCAATTTTTGGAAGACCTTCTTGCACGAGCGTCTGGCGGTAGCCGCCGGCGATCGTGGCGGGTTGACGCTGTTCGGTGAGGATCAGCAGCACTTGATGCTGGCTCACCAGCTCCGCTCCGAGAGCCGCAAGCGCCGGGCGGTACCTGGGCGAGTGGTCGATGAATGGTTTCTTTCGCCCGATAAACCAGACAACCACCTCTTCGACTGTGCCGCCGGCATCTACGCTGCGGCGAGCAATCTGGGCTGCCAGGTGGTGGTACCGGGAATGGCACGGAGGCCGAAGAAGAAGGTGAAGGCGAAACCGAGAAGGGCGAGGGTGCATTATGTCGAGTAGCGGTCAGCGATCAGCGATCAGCAGTCAGCAAGAAAAGGAGAATGCGATGGGACACAAGCCGCAATCCAGCAAGGTCCGCGATCGGACGCCGGCGGAAACAGACGCGGGGACGCGGGGACACGGAGACGCGGAGAAACTGCCGGTGAACATCGTCGAGCGCTCGCGGTGCAAGAAGTGTGGCTCGGTCAACCGAGCGCCGTACTTCAACGTCCGTCGGCTGGATTACGCCGGCGTGACGCCCGACGGGCGAACCTATAAGCAGGTCGTCTGGCGGCGGACCAGGTGCCTGGACTGCGGACAGTACCGCGACGACAAGAGCTACGAATGATGGTCTTGGGTCTTGGGGCTTGGGTCTTGGAAACAGACTGAGGAGACACGCTATGCCTTTCGTCACCATTCGCACGGCGAAGACGGCCCGCGGATTCCGTCCTGCCGCGCTGGCCGATCGCGTCGGAGTCTTCGTTGACGGAATCGAGATCTCGCGCCGGCACGTGGTGATCAATGCTCCGTTGCACGGCTGCCTTCGGGCCTACGTCGAGCTGCCGGTCCAATCTCTGAACATCCAGCAGGTCGACGGGTTCTTCTACACCGAGATCCTGGGCCGGCGGTACCGGCTGGAGTGCATGGATTCCGATCCGCCAGCCCGAGATCGTCTCGTCGGCCCCGTGTCGCCAATTGGCGACAATCCTGCCCCAGAAAGCTGACCGCTGAAAGCTGATCGCTGACCGCTTTCAAGTATTTCTCGTTTTACGGATTCTTGGCCGCCCCCCGCCCGGGCGCGGTGTAGCGTTGAGTATGCCTCGCCACGACCATACCGACGCCGCCGCGGCTCGCGACCTGGAAAAGCACCTGGCCGGCCAGGCCGCCGCGGGAACCTCCGCGGTGACTGGCACGGGCTTCGACGGCGTGGAAACCCACCAGGATCCCGCCCAGGCCCGCAAGGCCCTCCTGTTCTTCGAGAGGCGGGCCGCCCGGAAATCCGGCCGCCGGCCGCGCGTCCGCGGCATCGACCTCCGCGGCGCCTTCTGACCACTGGCCACTGACCACTGACCACTTCCCTATGGGAATGCTCACCAACTTCGCCGATCGCGTCGAGCGGGCCGCCGCGGCCCTTTTTGGCTACGACGCCACCGAGGCCGGACCGGGCCGCCGGCCGCCGTCGCTCACGCTGCGAAGCGAGGATGCCGAGCTGCTTCCCGGCCAGCGGACCGCCCTGGTCAGCACGACCCGGGATCTGCCCCGCAACTTCTCCATTGCCGCCTGGGCGATACGAAAACACCTGGATTATGTCGCCTCGGTCGTCTTTCAGCCGCGGACCGGCAACAAGGACCTCGACAAACGGATCAAGGAGCTGATGGGCTGGTGGGGCAGGGCTGAGAATTGCGACGCCTGCCGTCGGCACCCGCTCTGGCGGCAGATCCGCCTGGCCGAGGCCCGCGCCACGATCGACGGCGACATCGGCTTTTTGAAGTGCCGAAGTGGTGAGCTGCAGGCGATTGAAGGGGATCGCATCCGCAACCCCTGGGGCCTGGGTCTGATGTGGGCCGTAGACGGAGGAGGCGGTCCCAGTTTGGCCGGTTGGCCCAAAGGCAGTCGGCTCATCAATGGCGTGGTGGTCAATCCGGTAGGGGAAAGCCTCGGCTATGCGATCGCCAAGCGCGGACCCTTCGGCACGCAGTTTCTTCCCGAGCGGATCGTGCCGGCCAAGAACTTCCTGCTGCACGCCTATTTTGAGCGCTTTGACCAGTTCCGCGGGATCTCTCCGCTTTCCTCGGCCCTGAATGATTTCCGCGACATCTACGAGGCCAAGACCTACGCCCTCGCCAAGGCCAAGCTCTCGCAGCTCTTCGGCGTGAAATTCACCCGCGAGGCCAGCGACGACATTGGCGAGAGCTCCCGCGTGGAAGAGGAAGAGGCCGAGGAGACCGAAGAGGCCGAAGAGGCCGCCGGCTGCGATACGCCGCACGTGGAAGACCCGCGGCGATACCCGGTCGATTACGGACGTGGGATCTACCAGTTGGACATGGATCCCGGGGACGACGCCGCGATCCTGGAGAGCCACCAGCCATCGGAAGAGTTCCAGACGTTCATTGCCACGATGATCCAGATTGCCCTGAAATCGCTGGATATCCCGCACTGCTTCTACGACGAGAGCGAGACGGCCTGGTCGTCGATGCGATCGGCCTGGATACAGTATGAGGACTCGGCCAAGAGCAAGCGCCGCAACCTGCGGGACCTGCTGGACAGGATCACGATCTGGAAGCTGAGAACGTTCGTCGCCGCCGGGCTTTTGGAGCTGCCGCCCAAGATGCTGCTCCGGGACGTGCAGTGGGAGTGGCTCTTTACGGGCGTCCCCTGGATCGATCCGCTCAAAGAGATGCAGGCCGATCAGTTGGCGATCGCCCTGCGGCTGGACAGCCGAACCCACATCCTCCGCCAGCAGCAACGGGAATTCTCCGACGTCGTCGCCGAGCTGAGTGACGAGGAAGAGCAGCTCGAAGCCGCCGGCCTGGATGCGAGCCTGCCGAACGTCGGCACCCAAGCGGGCGGCAACGAAGAAGAGCCAACCACGAAGGGCACCAAGCCCACGAAGAAGGCCGGCAAACGGACTTTGGCCGGCGAGCCCTCTAAGACCTAAAGCCGCCTCGCGACTATTTCTCGTTTTACGGATTCTTGGCCGCCGCGGCCCGAAAAGCGCCTCAGAGTTGAATAGCCGATCCAAGACCTAAGCCCCAAGACCTAAGACGGAGCACAGCCATGAACCTCTGGGATCTCGCCGATTCGCTCGGCGTCGACCGCGGTTACCTCTTCCTGGCCTGGGTCCGCGGAGCCCCGGTCGTGGACTTCAGCATCGGCTCCAGCGCCTGGACCACCTGGCACAACGCCAACCCCTTCTGATCTTCCTTTCCCCATCTTCCTTTCGATGTCCAAAGCCACCGTCCTGCTGAAACGCCGCGTTCCCCGATCCGCCCTGACGCTCAACGGCGGCCGGGTGGAGTTCGCAACTGCCGGCGAGAATTCTGGCGGTTCGCCCGGGGCGGCCGAGCCGCGGCCGGTGGCACTCTTGTGCCGGACGGACCAGCCGGCCAGCCATCCCTACTTCGGCCGCATCGTCCACGACATGGCCGGATTCTCCTCAGTAGCCGAGCGGACGCCGCTGGACTACTGCCACGACCCGCAGCACGTGCTCGGGTTCGCCGAAGAGTACGATCCCGACGGCGAGGACGGCTTGACCGCCTCCGCCCAGGTCGTTCCCACCGGTCAGGAGCACGACATGGGCGCCCGCGTGTTGGCCCTGGCCGACAAGGGCGTGCCCTTCCAGTGCTCGATCTCCCACGCGCCCGGGTCGATCGTGATGGAGGACGTGCCCGACGGCATGTCCACGCAAGTCAACGGCTACACGTTCACGGGGCCCGGCACCGTGTTCCGCAAGTGGTGCGTGTCGGGCGTGGCACTCTGCCCCTACGGCATCGATAACCAGACCTCTGCCCAGTTCTCCGACAAATCTGAGACCGTCGAGGTCTCCTATCTCTCCAAGGAGCCCATCGCGATGAGCGAACCGACCATCGTCATCCCGGCCGCGGCAACGCCGGCCGCCATCCCCGCCACTCCCGCCGCGCCGCTGGCCGTCGCGGCTCCCGCCGCTGCCGCCGCGGCGCCTCTGGCGGCCACGCCCGCCACGCCTCCGGGCCAGAAATACCTGGACGCCTTTGGCGATCAGGGCGGCATCTGGTTCGCCCAGGGCAAGACCTTCGACGAGTGCCAGGCGCTCTACCTCAGCGCCGTGAAAGCCCAAAACGAGCAGCTCAAGACCCGCCTGGCCTCGATCGCCGGCGAGGGCGAGCTGCCCCTGTCCTTCACCCCCGCCGTCGAACCGGCAGTCGGTGCTTCGGGCGCCGCCTCGGGCGGCGTCGCTGCCAGCGGCGAGCTGAACCGCCTGGAAATGGCCTTGGGTCCGAACCTGGCCCGCGTGGCGATGGCCATCAAGATCCCGCCCAAACCGTGAGAAAAAAGCGGTCTTGGGTCTTAGGACTTAGGTCTTAGGACGCGCATCAACCAAGACCTGAGACCCAAGACCTAAGACCGAAAACCCAAGACCTCTTTCACCGCGAGACACGAAACATGTCCGTCCTGACCATCCTCGACATCGCCAAGTTCAACGGTTCCGACGCCGTGGCCGGGCTGATCGACGAGTGCATCCGCAACACGCCCGAGCTGACCGGCGTCACCCTTGCCGGTCAGAAGGTGCCCCTGGTGGGCGCCTCGCGAACGATCAAGGGCGTCCACTACAAGACCCTGGTCCGCACGGGGCTGCCCACCGTCGGCTTCCGCGCGGGCAACACAGGCACGCCGCTGAGCAAGTCTCAGTGGGAGAACCGGCTTTACGAAACCTTCTTGATGACGCCCCCCATCGAGATGGACGAAGAGGTTGCCAACCTCGATGAGGACGGCCCGGCCGCCTGCATGGCCAAAGAGGCTAGCGGACTGTGGGAGGCCAGCGTGCAGACCGTCTGCAAGCAGTTCTACTACGGCTCGACCGCCGCCCAGAGCCAGGCCGCCAACGATTCCCTGGGATTCCCCGGCCTGATGCAGGTCTACGACAACACGGACATGGAAGTCAACGCCAGCGGTTCCAGCGCTTCCACGGGCACGAGCGTGTGGGCCGTCCGCTACGGCTATCAGGACGTGACCTGGCTGTTCGGCGCGCAGGGCGAGATGCGCTTGACCGACGTGATGCGGGTCCGCGTCACCGACGGCAGCGGCAATCCCTACATGGCCCTGCACCAGGAAATCGTCTGCCGCGTGGGGTTGCAGGTCGGCCGCTACTGGTCCGTGGGACGCATCAAGAACATCACCGACGACGCCGGCCATGGCCTCACCGACAAGCTGCTCGGCCAGTTGCTGGCGAAGTTCAAGGTCGGCTATCCGCCGCACGTCTTCTTCTGCACGCGGCGTGCCCTGGAGCAGCTCCGCGAGTCGCGCACGGCGGTGAACGTCACCGGCTCCCCAGCCCCCACGCCGGTCGAGTTCGAGGGCATCCCCATCATGCCCACGGAGTCGATCAGCAACACCGAGACGATCGCGTGAGCGAGCGGATGAGCGATAATGGATGAGGGATGAGAGACAAATCCCTCATCACTCGGCCCTCATCTCTCGCCCCTCATCCCTTAACCCCCAGCGTGAACCCATGCCCTACAACGTCCGCGACAGCCTGATGAAGGCCACGATTGCCCTGCCCGCCACGGCTACGACGGTGCATTCGTCCACCATCGACCTCGGCGCGCCGACCGCCGGCGCCGCGCCGGCCACCGATTTCGTCGCCGAGTGCGAGCTGCTCGTCTCGGCGCCGGCCCTGAACACGACCCAGTTGCCCAGCGCGGCGACGGTGACCTACATCGTGGAGCAGTCGGCCGACGGCTCGACGAGTTTCACCACGCTGGCACCCTCGCTGATCGTGCAGACCGGCTCGGCCAGCAGCGGAGCCGCCGCGGCCACCGCCTGGTACCGGCTGCCGACCAACGTCCAGCGCTACATCCGCGTCTCCGCCACCAGCGCCAGCACGCCGGGCGATTGCTCGGCCGCCAGCGTCTCGCTGGAAGTGCTGTTCTGAAACCAGCCACTCACCACTAGCGTGAAGCCATGCCCTACAACGTTCGCGACAGCGTGCTGAAGAGCGGCCTGGCGTTGCCGTCAACGCCCTCGACGGTTCATTCCGCGGCCATCGATCTCGGCGCGCCGACCGCAGGGGCCGGCCCGCTGACCGATTTCCTGGCCAGCTCCGAGTTCCTGGTCACCGCGCCGGCTTTGAACGCGACCCAGTTGCCGAACACGAAGACGGTGACCTACGTCCTCGAGCAGTCGTCCGACGGCACCAATTATACGACCATCGGCGACGTCCTGATCACCCAGACCGGCGCGAACGCCGCTGGGGCGGCCGGCGCCACCCTCCGCTACCGCCTTCCCACGACGGCCAGCCGTTACGTGCGATTGACGGCCACCACGGGGACCAG